TTTACCCTGACTCCACCAGTCATCTTCCCTATCGAAATCCGGCATATCAATCCCGGCCAGATGGTAGGCATCACGAAACAGCGTGTAGCAGTCCGTCACGCCATGCTCAAACTGCCGCCCGGTCAGGTGTGGCACGCAGCGGAATTTATGTATCCTGTTATCACAGACCAGCCACCAGTCCAGCCCGCTTTGTATCTGGAGGGTACGATCCGCACTGCTGAGACAGGGCTTACCGTCAGGATGGCTGTGTACCAGCGCCACGATGTCGCCGCGGTTCCGGGCATTCAGGTAATCCTCCGGGGATATACGAAAATACATCGTGGGTTCAGCAGACAGATTTTCACACCGTCTGGTCTGTTTCCTCATGCAGTGGCTGCATTTATCCTTTTTCGGGTCTGAGGTGGGCTTATCGAACTCATCGGCCACGGGCGGGCCGTCGTATCCGCAGTTTTCATCCCGGTAATCCCACGGACAGGAGTCCGCCAGCATGGTACGCCCCGGCACCACAGAACCGTCGGTTTCTGCCGGTGATGCCAGAATAATGGTAGCAGTTGATGAATCCAGTTCTGACAACTGCTCCACGTTATAGCGCGCTACCGCCTCCTGCTCCGGGTCAGCGTCCGGATTGCCGTTACTGAAATTCACCGCATCAAGAAACTTGCTGTAAACCTGATGCCTTACCACTGACGCGCCGACGAGACTTTGCAAATCCTCCGCCATCCCCGTGACCAGACCAAAGAGATTGGCAACAACGAGGTTCGGGCGGGGAGATGCGCCTTTCCCGTTCATCTCAAAATCCTGTACCTGTATCGGGTACGGTTCGTACTGCCTCCCCTGCCAGGTTAACGGCTCGCCTTTTTCGTTCGGTTCGTTACAGAAGAAAAAGCGCTCACCGCCAATCGCGGTTAAATCAAATTCCCACAAATCCACCTTCGCGGACTGCTCCGCTTTGGTGGTCTCGCTCAGGGTTTCCTGTGGTATATCCTGCATATATGAGAGATCCTTTATTATTTATCTTGCAAACATATACCTGCTTTTATTAATGGTATTTACGATACAACCAAAAAACGAGGTAACTAATGAAATACACAATATTGTCGCTGGTAGCTGGTGCGCTCATCAGTTGTTCAGCAATGGCAGAGAATACCCTGACTGTAAAGATGAACGATGCCCTGTCCAGCGGAACAGGAGAAAACATAGGTGAAATCACAGTTTCAGAGACACCTTACGGTCTGCTTTTCACTCCTCACCTAAATGGTCTTACGCCAGGAATTCACGGCTTCCATGTCCACACAAACCCAAGTTGTATGCCGGGAATGAAAGACGGTAAAGAGGTTCCGGCGCTCATGGCCGGAGGACATCTTGACCCCGAAAAAACCGGGAAACATCTTGGCCCATATAATGACAAAGGGCATTTGGGGGATCTGCCTGGACTGGTTGTCAATGCAGATGGTACAGCCACGTATCCGTTACTGGCACCACGCCTTAAATCACTGTCAGAACTGAAAGGTCACTCATTGATGATCCATAAAGGCGGTGACAATTACTCCGATAAACCTGCTCCACTGGGTGGTGGCGGTGCACGTTTTGCCTGTGGTGTCATTGAGAAATAACAGCAACATAGCCATATCGTCATAATTTCGTTTTACCCATAAAAAAGCCCTCTCACTGGAGGGCATTAAATCTGTATCGATGTTAAAGGTCAGAAGCTGTAACCTACGCCAAGCACCTAGGTTCCAGCTTTGACGTCACTGTCAGCATCAGTGGAAAAACTTGTATGCTCATAAGACGCATTAACGGCAATATTTTCAACCGGGTTAAGCTGAATACCTGCCCCATAAGCAAAGGCGGTTTTATTGTCAGAATTTCCCCAGTTATCCTTAATATGTCCGTTTGCTGCACCAATCATCACGTAAGCATTCAGATAGTCGTTAAAACGGTATGAAGGACCAACAAGAAGGGAGGTATAATCAGCATCACCTACCTTATACCCATAGTTATTAACATCAGCCGAGGTGTATGTAACTGAACCCATCGCCCCGAATCCACTGTCCAGATCTTCCCAGTTATATTTGATGTTGGCACCGTTCGCATTACCGGAAAGCCAGCCGCTTAAATCTGTGTAGGCATATCCAATTGAAACGGTATTTTTATACCCTGCTGCGTTAGCCACGCCGATGCTACCTAACGCCAGACCAACTAAAACCGCCACGACAATCTTTTTCATAACATTTCCTTTTTTTTGATTATTGACTGTGCGGGCTCAGTGAAACAGCAGCAGGTTAGAAAGTTCAATCATATTTATCGATCGTTTCGATCAAAAATACTAAGAAATAACCTGCTCAAATGTCGCGGTGAATGTTGTTTTCAGCAATCCCGCTTTCACACTCCATTTCCGGCAGACAACCTTAATCTGCCGGTATCCGTAAGGCGGAGTCCACAAAAACGCCTTCACACCGTTATGCTGTGACAAAAAGCCCTCCAGTGGCGGACCATCCTCCCGGTCAACGCGGATAGTCACACTGTATTTTTTCAGGTCATTATTGATCCCGGATGCACGCCGCTGCTCGTAGCCATCACCGAACCTCACCACCGACACCTGTGGTTCCGAATCCACCCCCATGTCCGGGTCAACTTTCCAGTGAAAGGTTTTCATCATCGATATGCCCCGCTCAGCCTGCCGCCGTCACGCCCCTGCTGCTGCACGAAATCAGCCGCCGCCTTTTTACCCAGATCATAAACCGCCTTCAGCGCCTGCGGCGTCAGTTCCGGCCCCGTGTTGCTGATTGCAATATGATACTGCGGTGCAAACATCGCCATCCCTCCGGAACCTGCTGCCACAACCCCCAGCTTACCGTCAGTACCGCGACGAAGCGGCAGTATAGCTCCGGACCGGCCTCTCCCATTACTGCCGCCCCTCTGGCAAATGCAAAGAACGTCGGTCTGTTAACAATACTGCCGCTGTACTGACTGAGTCCTGCTGAGCGGTACACGCCGCCGTCCGCATTTGGAATGACCGACAGCGCCGCTGAACTGTATGCCCCGGATGGTGTACTTCCGCCTGCTGATGCGCCAAAGCCGAACATACCCAGTACTGTGGAACCGCATAAAGTGCGCCGACTCATTCGCCGCCTTGTCAATCTGGCAGGTTCCTTTGGCTTTAGGCGTGGAACCACGAATGGATTTAGGCCATACCGATCCCTCAATACGCTTGTCACCCAGCAGGGTTGGCGAACCTTCTTTTTCCACATCCGGCTCAAAAGATGACAATTCGTCATAGCAGACCACATCCACCGATTTTTCACGGTAGTTTTTGGCTGCTGCACCGCCGAGACACCAGAACCCGACACCGGAAGAGAAGCGTTTCAGGGTTAGTGTGTTATTGCGATGTTTACGACCGAACCAGGGGGCCAGTTCCAGAAGCACCGGAACATCACGGATGGTAGGTTCCACGTGCGACTTCATGAAGTCTTCTGCCGCTGAGTCCGTTGGCTGAAAAAGCAGGCTGTTACGTGATTTATGCTCAATAAAATAGGCTTCCACACCCAGCAACATTTTGGTATAGCCCACGCGGGCTGATTTAATCAGGTTAACAACGCGTATTCTGTCATAACCCATCGCGTTCATTATCGCTACCTGAAACGGCAGCGTTTCCCATTTGCCGGGGGTGTAGGAGGACTCTTTTGGCAGATAGTAATACTCATCGGCCCACTGCACGGCTGTAAGTGGAACAGGAATATGCAATGCGATCAGACCATTTGTTATAGCCCTGTTAGCATTATTCGCCTGACGTTCTCCTGAAGTCATCAACCCACTTCTCCACATCTGCTATCGTGGCCGCTTTGTCCGATGCTTTTGCAATTTCCGTTTTTATTGCATCAATGTGTTCAGTGGTTAAATCCGGGTACTTGCGTTGCAATGTAAGAGGCAGCCTCGACAATATCCCTACTATTTCCTGAGCAATTCTTTGCAAAATATAAGTAAACAGCTCAATATCCATAACCTCTGATTTACGTTCTGCATTTTTCAGTTCCTGCGCATCAGCCTGCGCCCTGGTCAGCCGGTAACGCTCATAGTCAATGGTTCCCGGTACAAGATCGGATTCAGCGGCAGCCCGTAAATCATCAACTTCCTTACGCAGTTTTTCATTTTCTATGGACGCATCCCGCTCGGCGTACCACTCAATCACCGCTGCAGAATCAAAAACAGCTTCCACACCCTTCCCGCCTCCGGACGCCAGTGGCATTCCCTGACTTTGCCAGCGTTCAATAGTGCGGGGATCAACATTAAAAAACTCTGCCAACCTCTTTTTGTTAACTTTCATAAAAAATTACACCTCAAAAATAAGGTACGACACGAAAACCCATAAAAATGGCAAAATCACAGCCTGACGTGTCGTTTCTTTTTTAAACAAAACCAAATAAAACATAACGTTAACAAAAAGAAGCACCGACACGTTTTTCCTCTGAAAATTTTCATAAGGAGTGAAATCTCGCGAGCGCGTCGCCCCGTAACGGCCTGATTTGCCGGAAAGGACCCGCGCAAATGACATTCATTATCACTACCTTCGCCGTGCTGACTCTTCCACCACGGTTTCGCCGCATGGTTCTGGTGAATGTGGCAGGACAGTAACAGGACGGCGCACTGAGGTATTACTCGCGTTTAACTGATGGATCAGGCCGGATGCTGTGTGGATAATCCTGCGGCCTCATAACAACTCCGATAGCCCCGATACCATTCGCCCGTGAGGGACGCTGTGCCTGTGCGGGCTTTTTTTTACCCTCACAATACCTATTCACACTGCGTGCGAACGTACTCCTGCAAATACTTCAGTTTTTCCTGGTCGCTGATGATTCCGGCGCGGATATCGAGAACGTTTTGTCCAGCAACTGGAGAGAGTTCGACGGTGGCAGCATTGCCCACGCGGCGGGTACTGGCGGTTTCGGTCCGGGTGGGCACTGAACATACAGCGTCCTTCGACGCGCACCCGGCTACCAGCAGCAAGGCGGCGCTGCAAATCAGTATTCCTGTTTTGTGCATCAGCTAGTTCCTTTCGTGTGCATCGAGGGCGGCTGGCGCTTCGTCATATCGGTAATTGTCTCGTTCGCCAGCTTCAGGTTGTGAGTAGCAGTATCACGCTGGTACTTGGTGATAGCGTTCGGTAGTGATTTGCCAGACCGGCAATTGCGAGACGAGAAGGCCAACAACATCCCAGTTGAACATCATGACAACAGAGCACCCCCCTCCGCCGATAGTTAGTCTGCCACCAGCCTTATTCCAGCGCAGGAACTCATCAGCGGCGCCAGCGTAATCACCAGCGTTTAGCTCCGCAGCAGAGTTGATGAGGATAATGTCCGGGCGCCGAGGTTGTACGCGAACGACACCAGCGCATCAAACTGGCCTTGCGTCAACTTGACCTTAACCAGTCTGGACACATCATTTTCATAACCGACTAAACCAGTTTTAAGCAAGCGCTCGGCAGTAGCCTCGTCAATCATCATTCCGGGCTTAACTGGCTTACCGTCAACAGAGTGGGTCCAGCCATAACCAATCGTCCAGGGATCTCCCCCCGTTCCCGGGTCCGGATAAGCTGTCAGGCTACAACCTTCAAACTCTTTGATTAGGGTAATGCCTTTTTCACTGATTCTCATCATTAACCCCTGCACGTTTTTTGAGTGCTAATTCGCGCGCAGGTCCACACCGACAAAGCCATTCCGCGAAAGGCTGGAAACCGGCAGTACATACATCAAGCGCACTGGTGACACATAAGGAAAGAGCGCCACACAGGACGCCCTCAAGCCATTTATTTTTACGGGTGGCGCCGTCGTATATCAGTCGGCCGTAGGCAATGAGTCCGGCCATTAACGCCCCAAGTATCTGGGGCCACGCATTTTTGAGTCCGGTCAAAACCGCAGCCCAGAATTCAGGAGTCTTGTCATTCATTTTCATAAGCCTCACCTCCGATGATTTCGGATGGTAACTAGAGTGAGTGAAATGGTTGGGTTGCAGGGTTTAATATCTTGTAAAACAGGATTGCCTGTGGTTGCAGAATCTGAAAGTAAAATCACGCAGAGTACAATTTTAATGGAGGTGAGGCACAAATACTGCAAATTTAGCTTTTAGCTTAATTGATTGCGTGCTGAGTGAATTCTGTTTGACAAAAACATGCTATTTATATGTTAATTCTGTAAGGATGTTAACTCAGCCAGTTAATTTATCAATAATGATGTCAACATATGGATTATCCCATCCTCATGACAGCAAGGTATTTCCAGACCTTCCAGAACACCAAGATAATCCTTCTCAATTACGCCATGACAGCAAGGTATTTCCAGACCTTCCAGAACACCAAGATAATCCTTCTCAATTACGCCTCCAACATGATGGTCTTGCTACCGATGATAAAGCCAGGCTGGAACCAATGTGTCTTGCTGAATACCTTATCTCTGGACCAGGAGGAATGGACCTGATATCGATCTGATATCTTGATGATGACCTATGATGAATGCCGTGTGCTCGCATACTTGAATGCATACACTGCGGGACATTCCAGACTGATGAATGCCTGACCAGGACATGATGTACAACGCTGGTTGCTGGGAGCCGGACTTTGGTACCGCTGTGGACCTGGAGTTCAGAAGGCAGTGATTTCAACCTGGATGATACAGACGATGATTCAATACCAGAGTATGGTTGCTGGGAGCCGGACTTTGGTACCGCTGTGGACCTGGAGTTCAGAAGGCAGTGATTTCAACCTGGATGATACAGACGATGATTCAATACCAGAGTAGCATAGCCGGAGGATATTTATTCATAAAGAACACAATTAAGAATAATACCGATTTAATTAAAATAACTTGATCTCACAGTTGAAGAATGAATAATAGCGAGCCCTGCCAAGGCAGGGCATAGAAATAACCAACGAGAAGAAATAGGTAGGAACTAATGAAAAACACCGCTCTGGGTAAGTTCATTTTTATCGTCGGCACCGCGTTACTGCTCGGTGGCTGTAGTGGCATGGTCATGCCTCCCTATGCCACCCACGGTACATCGGTCGGAATCATTGCGCCGGCGGGAGGCTATAGCGAGTGGCACACGGATAGCCGCAACCACACCACAGGAGACAGTCACAGCCAGTCACAGGGAAACTGCACCCAAAGTGAAGATAGCCAGCTCAACGAAAATGGTCTCACACGGACACACCAAAGCAACTGTAACACCCGTAGTCAAACCCACAGCAGTAGCACCAGCAAAACCCGCTCCAGCAGCGTCGGTTTCAGCGTCGGGGGGCCTGTTGGTGCTAGCATAGGTTGATTAAGCAGATGGAGTCGATGAACCGTGCGCCAGCCAACGATATGAGTAGTAATGAGATGTTCAAGAATTTCGGTTTCTAGCACATAACGCCACCTGGTACCGTTGTGGTGTCTGGCCCGGCGGCTATCTGTAACGACTCACAATCGAAAAAAGTCAGACTCGCAATCAGCGCAAATTTTGGCTCACAATAACTGCAACTGAAATCGGACGTGGACTCACGCTAAGTGAGAGCGAAATCCGACGCTCAGAGCCAAATGAGAAGTTTTTTCCATTGGCAGTAATTGTGAGCCAGCAAAAATAGATTGTGAGTCCATTGAATGGGGATCGTTGTGCATTTTCATAAGCCTCACCTCCGATAGCTCGGATGGTGCAGTGTGAAGTAGGAAGGCCGCCCGGTGGATTAACGACAAAACTCAGAGGGATTATTCCGGACGGCACAAACAGAAAAGCCCCGCACGATGGCGGGGCTTGAATTTGTTTGGTCGACGATTGAAGCTATGGCGACGATATCAGATTTACTCAAAATGTATGCTATTTAATTGACTTTTGCAATACCCTGCTGCGAAAAGGTCGCTTTTTGTTGTGATCTTGTTTTCACCAGACAAAGCAGAGATTCGGTATCAAGCCTCTTAAAGATGTTACTCATCGCGCGCCAGTAGTCCGCATAGTTGTGGCTCCAGTTGTCAGGCTTAACCCCGCACAGGCTGGCAAGCTCCTGTTGCTGGTAGACGTATCGTCCGGCCAGCCCCTCTCTGACATCCTGCGCCGCCAGCCAGATAAGTTTCTTCAGCCGTTCCACTGTCTTGCCAGCCATCTTCCTCCCTGCAAGCTGCTGTCTGAACTCGCACCACGCCCAACGTGTTATTTCGACCTGGTGTTCCCAGCAGGTATTCTCACTGTAATTCCACAACAACCACGCCTTGTAGTGTTCATCGAGTGAAAGAACCGCCCGGCGCCATGAGGCAGTGGAATATTCCACAGGCTTCACCAGCGGGATAGCGCTTCCTTTCGCCAGCGACTGCTTGCCGGGGATTGGCGGGTTATTTAACGTTATCCAGCTTTCTGTTTCCTCGTCCCAGATACGCTGTTTTTTTCGGGGATAGTTTTTCGTGTCGAATTGCGCGTTCTCCAGCCAGGCCAAAAGCTGCCCTTTAGTCTCCCCGCTTAAATCGGCTGTCGCTACCATTAGCTGCTCACGTACATACTGGAGGTATTGAGTGTTCATTGAGTAAATCCTGTGAACTGATAAATACGAACAAAATTGCGCAGGATGCGGTAGTCAACCAACACCGACCGGGGTATGCGGCTGCCAGCGTGCGGAGTATCTCGATCCTGGTTTCATGCGGCCTCCAGAGCGCGCAGATCCGCCAGAGCCGCGAGCCTGATTTCCTTCAGCTCCTCGACCGTCCAGCGGTGCGGGGTGTTATTGTTCTCGAGTGCCAGCACCGCCGCCTCACCGTAACGCTCAACCAGCGCGGTACGATATGCTTCGATGTTCCCTGATTTGTAGACGTTGCAGACATCACACTGAAGATGGATGTTGAAGCGAGTGAAGCGCAGATGCCCCGCGGCGGCCGTAGTCCTGTAATGGCCTGCATGCCATGCGAACGCCGTCTTCGTTCCACAGGAGATGCAACCGAGTCCTTCTGCCAGTTCGGTTTCGCGGCAAATGTCATTTACGGCGCGCTGCGTCAAGTCAATCCAGTGCTTCAGCGGCTTAACCGCGGCTTTCCGCTGGCGCCAGGCGGCGCGTTCTTTTTTCTCAGCGGCGCGCTGAAGTGATTGCGCCTTACGTTGCGCGGCTTCGTGAGCTTTTCTGGTTTGTTCTTTGCCGACGGCGCTGGCACACTGGATTGCGCCTTACGTTGCGCGGCTTCGTGAGCTTTTCTGGTTTGTTCTTTGCCGACGGCGCTGGCACACTGGTACGAGCAAACGATCTGCCCCTCGCGTATCGGGTGAAACCACTGGCGGCATTCTTTGTTTGCGCACTTACGGCGCGGTAATTTAGCCATGCTCACCCCCAGACCTTTTGGCGTAAGGATTTTGGCGTCCGCACCCGGTGTGCATATTCAGGTAATTTCACGCTGACAGTCCAGGTAATGAAGTCAGGGTTCAGGCTCTTTTCTGTCCTTATGCCCCGCTTCTGATAATCCGATTCAAGTGTCGTGCTCGTTGTACTCGTGATGATGGAACCAGGAGTATTTCATCGCCATCACCCCGCCGCGCGGTAATTTAGCCATGCTCACCCCCAGACCTTTTGGCGTAAGGATTTTGGCGTCCGCACCCGGTGTGCATATTCAGGTAATTTCACGCTGACAGTCCAGGTAATGAAGTCAGGGTTCAGGCTCTTTTCTGTCCTTATGCCCCGCTTCTGATAATCCGATTCAAGTGTCGTGCTCGTTGTACTCGTGATGATGGAACCAGGAGTATTTCATCGCCATCACCCCGCCGATACTGTTCAGCCGCATCCAGTAATGCGCCCTCATTCCCGCCATATGCAGCGAGAAACTTTGCATAACCGTTTACCAGTTTGCGTTCATTGGCAGAAATGGCGCCGCCGGTGGGTTCCCAGTATTCAAACCCAAGATTAAGCAACGCGAAAAAGCGGCGATGGAATGCAGGATTCCTCACCTGACGGAACTCAGCCACCAGCACGGCGCCGAGTTTGATTTTTGATTGCAGAATATCACTGGTCTCCGGCGTTGCGGGGATCAGAATTCCAGATGACTGCTTGATGAGTTGTAATTCGTGCGCCATGGTATTCACTCCGTGGCGCATCGCGGTCAGGTTGCTGGTTGTTCAGGCCAGCTCAAGAATTATGATTGCGTACGTAGTGACAAGTCAATTTTTAGAAGCCATTTCCCGGACAACTTCCATGATGGTTTCTTTTGACCAGTAAAGATCATCTCTGGATAACTTTCTGGGTGTTACAGCCCCATCTCTGCTTGTAATAATATATCGTTCCTCTGCTCTAATCCTGAACGACAGAACCTCAAGCCCTCTTCCATTAGTAATGGTCACCCGAAAATTATCAGCAAGATCTGATTGAACTATATCCGCCACATAATCCCCCTGAGCGACATACAGACGCAATTAAAAAATGTCGGCAGCAGCATCAAAGGTATACACATTGCGGTATTCGGATAAATGCGCGCCAGCCCTAAGCGCTATGTTAATAAAACCAATCGTCAGCGCTCTCCCTGGTCTCCAGGAGGATCATTTCAATTTGCTTTTTATCGTCCTTGGCAGCGCCATAAACGTTAAGTCCATCAGATCCGGCTCGTCGAATCACCAGACTGCAATCTTCATACTGATTGTTAAGCCGCTTAAGCAGCTCCTTCTCAAGTGCCGCCTCCGCACCGTCAGGAAGTTTTTTAGTGCGATCAATGGTTAACTCAACTTTCATTATTGCCTCCATTGCCTGTACTGTATTTTTATACAGTATACCTGTGAGAGCAAATGATCAACTTCTTTAGAGCACTTTTTGGGAAAGCTAGTCCTTTGTTTATCATCCAAATATTCAGCATTTAGAAGGAGAATCCGCGCGTATAGAGCTCTCAAATGGAAGAGTAATTCTTGGAAAATTTAACTTACCGCAATGTGTCACATCACTAATTTTGTTTTTTTCCAACCACACGTAGAACAGTACTGCGCACCACCCTTGATTTTATGTGGGGTAAGCTAAGTATGAGTTTAAACCCCTGAGAAAATACTGTACATTAAACCAGTATCAATTGGAGAGTGGAAAAGGGCTTTGGGGCTGGATTTTGACATTTGAAAGGTTGTAAAATCATCAAGCTAACCTTGTGTTTCAACTACCATCAGACTCACTGATATGCGTCTGTGGCGGTAGCGTGCCAGAAACAATCTTGCAACAAACCCAATCCATCTCTTTACGTATCTGTAGATTGCCAATGAGTTGTTTGAAGTGTGTAACTACACGAAAAGTACAACTTTAGCGATGCTAAGATGTATATTAACCCAAGAGATGTAAGCCATGAAAAAAAGAACAGGTTTAAAGTATGCATTATATATATTGTCACTATGGCTATTGTTTGTATCACTTTTTATAATGTCATATGACAAGAATCTTTTTGTAAGTATATCAACATATCTGGACAGCAAAGATACAGGAACATTACTTTCAAGCATCACGCCTAAAAATATAGTTTTTATTTCCAGTTTTGCAATGATAGTAGCAGGTGTTTTAATTTTTCTATATTTATTACTTTCCTTTAACTCTGGTTGGTCGGTAGCGTGCACGGTTTCTGATGTTAGAAATGAAAGTCATGAGCATCTTGAATTTTTAACTACCTATGTTATGCCTTTGGTATTTACTGATGTGAACAGCAAGAGGACTATGCTGAATCTTTTGATCATGATAGTAGCTATAGGGATGATTTATGTAAAAACAAATCGTTTTTATTCTAATCCATCGTTAGCATTGCTGGATTTAGAATTTTCAAAGCTAATATAAATGATAGAGGAACCAAAGAATTTGTAATCATTTGCCATGGCGAAATTGATAACAACAGCAGAATAAAATATATCAAACTAGATAACAATACATGTCTTGCTAAAATCACTCAATAATCGAGGATGAAATGTTCACAGCAATAGATAATATATTAAATTCAACCCAACTCTCCGGTGAGGCTTATTTTGTTGCAGAACACCAAGGGCAACTAGATATTTTCAGAGTAGCTCTAGAACCAGGTGCAGAACAGAAATTAACACAGTCTTTCAGTCGATCACTTAAGCGTGATGTTGTTGACCCAAACACTGGACAGAACACCTTGCCGTTAGTTTCTTCTCTGCTAAGTCGAGATAAGCAGGTGCATGAATATGATCACCAAGTAATAAACTATCTTCCACCTGCTCTAGCAAAGATGGCGGACGTGCTTAGCTTTGGAGTTAATAATACACCCACTGACTTTGACTTTGCCCAGCAAAACCTATCAACCGTGAAAGGAATAGTTTATTATCTTTGTGATGGTCAAGGTAACGGAGTTGTTGTTTACCAACACAAATATCCAATCGCACTACATAAAAAAACAAAATTGTCATATTTCTCTGCGAATGGTAGAACCCTTGATGAGGTCACCCATGATAGCATTGACATAAATGGGAATGTGGATTTCTTTTACTTTGACAACAAGTATTATGCACTAAATATCAACTTACTTGAAAGAGCATATGGCCTTGAACAAGTCATAAATAATTTAGCGGCAAATGCAACCCCTCATATAATCGCACTGAACATCTTGGACGTATCAAATCATCCGAACCCTGCAGACATTTTTAATGACATGCATCGAAATAGAAACTTCATGCGCAGACTTGCCACCACAGCAAACAGTCCACTACTACAGAATGGAACTATTAACATAGCCAACATTCAGACATTAATTCAAAATTTCCCGATTCTTGGAAGGAATATAATAATCAATCAAGCTGGATTGATAGAATTATCATCTAAAAAGCAAAAACTATATTTCATTCGCCTGCTAAATAATGAGGCATCTTTCACAGCATTAAACCTAGAGCCTTTTCTTGCGGTCGGAAAAGACTCAGCGGCATAATTTTATATCACAATAGTTGTTCAAACCTTAGGTTTTATGGACATCAACACTATCCTTACCTGAATGCAAAAGCAATCGGGCCGGGTTCACTCGCCGCAAGAAACGTGTCGCTTTCCGGCATTTTCTCCAGCCACATCCGGTTAATGTGATGCAGTAGGCGCCGCTGGTGGTGAGCCGGGAGATCCCCCGGCGTTATCAACCTGAGAAAAAAACCATTTTTCACCTCAGTTGGCCAGACGGTTTCCTGAATATCCACCAGCAGCAGGCTTTCCAGTTCAATGATCCGGTTTGTGGCGTATTGCAGAAGCTGGTCCATCATTCAGCCTCCTGCTGCGGTGCTGCTGCAATCATGGCTGCGTAGATATTCCCGAACTGTACGCAGAATGATTCATCTCTATTGAACAGCACATCGTCGCAGTTCATAGCGGCTGCGATCATGTCATCCGTCAGCTCAACCGGCACCATCACCCAACCATCCGAAATAACCGGCACGTTTTCTGAATTGCTTGATGGTTGCTTGACGGGTGCTTGATTACCCTGAAGCATGGCAGCGCGACAGGCGTTCCAGATTTTCTGAGCCAAAAACTTATCGCCAATGTTATGAGCCAGCAGACTGACAATTTGATCCGCCAGGCCTTTTGGTATTTCCTCCGGCACTACCGGTGCGGGCTGGGCGTGACGATAGAGCGGGATATCCCCCACCTCCTGGTTTTGTTTACCCCAAATCAAAGAGGTTTCTCGACCCCTGGCAATATGATGAAGATTTCGTTCGTCGGTGAACACAACAGGATCGGCATCTGCACCATCACGTTCCACAGGTTCAGCGATAAGCTGGGCCAGCGCTATACGCGCCAGTTCGCGCAGGTTTTCGCTATACGGTGACGTGTTATCACGACTGATTACGTGGTTAGCCGTATCAATTAAAATCTGCTTTTGCTGTTCTCTGGTAATAGTGGTCATGGGTTAGCCCTCACCTTTTGACAGTAAAAGCGCCTCTACCGTTTCCGGCTGTGGGTGGCGGTAATTCAATAACTCTGCCGGCATTTTCATTAACTTGCCGTCACCAGTTAGCGCATTAACCCGACAACCTTTTACACCAAACGCCGCGGTATCAATGGTTTCATCGTACTGATTGAGAAGTTCGGCCATTTTCTCCCGCCACTCTTCCGGCATTTGCATCATTGCTACACGTGGCATCACGAGAAACGCTGCATATGACAACCCAAACCAAAGGTCAAGGTCCTTTCTCTCATCATATTTTTTAGTTTTCATCTCTCACTCCCCCTTCACGCCGATGCCAGCAGCGCTCTCAAGTAATTCGTCAGCGGCCTGAATTTCAGGATGTTCGTCATAATCAGGCAGGTAGCGACGGGCTACTGCTGCAATGCTATTTAGCACCTTGCGGTGTTCTGCTATGCGGTGTTCTGCGGCTTCCAACTTTTCGCGCGCATCCCGCATATCATCACGCAGCGCCAGCGCTACGGCCTCTATTGCGTCTTTCCCCCGCTGGAGTTGAATATTCTCATCCAGCAGCGCCAGCATGGTGCGAGGGTTAGCGGCGGCGATAAATTCCGCGTCACGTTTCTCAACAGTATGGGCAACGTCACTTCTTCACCGCAAAGAGAAAATGGCGTTACCGTGATGCCATTGAACAGTGATGAGGTGCGGCGCCAATTCCCCGGCGTAGCCTCTCAGCCACTTCACGAAGCGCCCGTTTGTCGATGTTGCTCATTGGGCTCCCCCCTTGTTGATGCTCATTTTGGATGCTCCATAAACCTGCATTACCGGGCTTTTCTCCAGCACCGGCAGCGCTGAAAATCCCGTTACCTGACTACTGCTGTATCGCCTGAGGTCATAATCAATCACCGCACGCTGGTCTCGGAAAATGCCGCAGCGGCCATGACGAATGAAGCCGCCTCGCTCCAGCGCGATACGCAGATATTTCTCCGCCGTGGTTCGGTGCACGCCGAACATCGCAACGACGTCGTTCGTCGTGATGCGCCCCTGCTCTTTCACCAGACCGATAATCCGCTCAAGAATAATCATCCGTTCGCTGAGCGGGCAACCCCTTATTTCACAATCCGGAGGTGGCTAACGTTTTTCCGGTAGCTTCCCCAGTCAAAATTCACCCACATCCCTCCGTCCATCTGGAGGCGATCGATAACCCTCGCGCCCAGTGAATCCAACAGCCCCTCGTGGTTAAGATTCGTCAGAACGCCAACAGGTCGCATCGATGAGAGACGGCGATCGATAACCTGATTGAGAATGACCTTCTCACCACTGCTTCCGCGCTGAATACCGACTTCATCCAGTACCAGCAGGTCAACTTTGCAAAGGTCATCAAGCAGGGACGCTTCTGATTGCCCACCGTCGTAGCACTCACGAACCCTGAGCATCAGGTCAGGAATGGTTACCACCAGAACGCTATGACCGCCGGCCAGCAGATGATTTCCGATTGCCGCCGCAAGATGGTTTTTCCCGGTTCCCGGACCACCGCTGAACACAAAGCTCGCAAATCCACTACCGAAGTTCTGGGCATAACTTTTTGCCATCGTGTACGCTTTTCGCTGCCCCTCCCCGCTTACTTCGTAGTTAGCAAACGTACAGCTACGATGGAGATCCTGAATGCCAGATCGCCCGAAAATCTTCTCGGTGCGGGATTTCTGATTCATCCTGTCAAGCTCTTCACTGCGTTTACGCCCTTCGGCTTCCTGCCATGCCCGCCACTCATCAGCAGTCGAGAATTTCGGCTGCACACTGGCTGGGATAATTCTTTTCAGGCGATCAAGCGCACTGCCAGTACCGATTACGTTTTTCATCGTTACCCCCTGAATCCGGTAGGAATGGTTTTGTCTGGCGCAGAAATGTGGTTCACATCTCTGCCAGCTCTTCGGTCGTTGAGAGCGAACTTCGGTTTGAATAGTCCCTGGTAGCCGTTGGCAATGCTTGTGTTGATGACGTTTACCGGATCGTGGCCTTCATCCAGGCACTCCTTCAGAAGCCTGAAAGCTTTTGTTACCGTCAGTTCGGTTTTTATGGGCTTTCCGGATTGCTGGCGGTATGTGACCCATTCGTTCCACGACGCAGCATTCAGCCATTCGGGAACAGGAATACTCAACGGATCAAACTTCACTTTTCCCTTAGGGGTATTAAAGGGGAGATATATTTTCTTTGGAATACTTTGGTGTTCCCTCGGGGATGCCCTCGGGGATAACTATCCCCGTTTTCAGGGATGGCTGAATGGGGTAAAACGCTATCCCTCAGGGATAACTATCCCTGTTTTCGGGGATGCCCTTCCCCCTTTTCGGGGATAACTATCCCTGGTTTCGGGTACAGAAATAATCCATGTGGCAATTTCATCATCAGGAAAAGACACCGGACATTTTGAGCAATGTGGCTTGGAATAAGCCCATTTATCTAAGCGTAAACCGACCGCCGTATGTAGCCATTAGACAAGAATTGGTAACTTAGACGCCCACTTTGGTGTTCCCTCGGGGATGCCCTCGGGGATAACTATCCCCGTTTTCAGGGATGGCTGAATGGGGTAAAACGCTATCCCTCAGGGATAACTATCCCTGTTTTCGGGGATGCCCTTCCCCCTTTTCGGGGATAACTATCCCTGGTTTCGGGTACAGAAATAATCCATGTGGCAATTTCATCATCAGGAAAAGACACCGGACATTTTGAGCAATGTGGCTTGGAATAAGCCCATTTATCTAAGCGTAAACCGACCGCCGTATGTAGCCATTAGACAAGAATTGGTAACTTAGACGCCCAAACGTAAATAGCCCCAGCCCATACGGCACCTGTTCGGTATCGGCGCAGGGAATTTCAGCGGACATACTCATACATCTCCGCAATTACCTACCGTTTTTGCACCAGAAAGCCGTTGGTGACCCCTCACCGCGGCTTTCGCCTTTTTGGTTGCTGTCATTTTCAGTCCCACCCCAGCGCATCCGGCCTGGCTCGTTCAGCCTTTAGCCCGGCATCAGCGAGAATCTCTACTGCTGTGAGATAGTTTCTGGATACCAGTACCGCCTCCGGTGGCGCGGCCTGAATCCCAAGAAAAGCCAGCTCTTTCGCCATGTTGCAGAAATATCCCTCAGCTTTACGCCTGCTGACTGTCGACTCGCTGATGCCCATATGCTCGGCGTATGATTTCTGCCCTACTGATGCAAGCCGGTTGAGCAGAACACTCTCTATCTCAATCGGGTTGATTTCTGGTGGGTCTAACTTTCGTGCAATTGCGTTCTCCATGGGTAAATATCCTCTGGTGTATGAATTGGCGTGCGGTTTAATCCTGTTGGTCCGGCAACCCGTCGGTGGGGTTTGGGTAAATATCCTTTCGCATTTGGTGTGGAGTGACTTTCCAGTTAAGTGCCTCACAAATCGGAATAACACGATGAGCTGGTGCTTCACTATTCAACCAAAGGCTTACAGACTGCGGAGTTGTTCCAAGGCGTTTTGCCAATTCTGTTTGGCTCATAATTGAGCAAATGAAAGATTTTAAATCAGCGTTCATAGCGTCCCCTTGTTAAATACAAGAAAACATTACAACAAGGAAAACATTTAAACAAGTTTTTCTTGTGTAAATCTTGCAATGTCTTATACAAGCTGGACTTGTAAAATGATGAATATGAAAACAGAACAGCATGAAAATTTTGTTCGTAGGCTCCAGCTCATTCAGGATCAAACGGGTTGGAACTTATCTGAGATTGCCAGGAGGGTTATGGTCTCTCCACAGGCGGTTCAGCAATGGGCTAAAGGCGATACAACCCCTCGCGGCGAGAGGCTGAAAAGACTCGCAGCCGTTACAGGGAAACCTGAACATTGGTTTTTCATGCCACTTGATGCAAATGAACCGAGTAATTCTTTATCTGAAATTCCAACCTCAAGCAGCCGGGATATGCTGGATGACAAAGAAAAGGCTCTTTTGGCTCTTTTCAACCAGATGCCAGAAGCAGAGAAAAACCGCCTCATTGTCCATGCCAAAGCCACTCTACAAGAGCTTGACCTTCTGAAGGATGATGTCCTCAGTATCATCAAAAATATAAGAGAATAATTTCAATACGTTAGAACATAACCGCCTACTTAGGCGGTTTTCTTGCGCCCTTAAAAACAACATTTTCTTGTATTTTTACTTGTAAGTAGCAAAATTTGCTTGTAATGTTATCTACATCGACAACAAGCGCATCGTTGTCAGGTGTAAAACGTTCCGCTGGCCGGCGATAAGGCAAACGAGGGTGAGAATGATTGATTTCGCACGTAAACCAGCTCGACAGCAGGCCGTCCCGCTCAACCGGATTGAGGTTTTAATCCGCCGCCTCTGCTACCTGCTGGCGCAGAAAGGAGATCCGGATGCTTAAACAATGCGGTTACTGCCGCAAATCCATTGATGAAGGCAAAGAAGTAAAAAACACCCTTCTCTATCTCAACGGCTCGCAACTGGCGCGCAAAGAAAAGGAATATTGTTCCAGGCAGTGCGCTGAATACGACGACCAGATGGCCACTAGTAGTTCCTAATTCGCTTAATTTGGCGGCTTCCTACACCCAAGTGGAGAATTATGGAAATCGTATGATGAAAGCAAAAGCATTGTTTATTGCGAAAAGAAAGTCCGTTATCACTCAAATTCTGGCGAAACCACGTTTCGACGGGATGCTCGGTTCGACTGTCCTTTGTGCTGTAAAAGCCATTTCGCTGCTCACAGTCAAGGTAAGTGATGGAGAACAAGCAGGGTTTGGTAATTACCGAAGTTACAAGCTTGATTACTCAGAAAAATTTTATCAGACCATCCATTAAGAAAACGCCCACCGAAGCGGGCGTGCCCTGTCCGGTCCAACCGACCAAAGCGAACCGGACCTAACAACCAGATATATCGGGGTGCTGTTAAGGCACCTCCATTCTACACGAATTGAGGACAAAACAATGAGTGGAACTAATCCTGTATTTTTAGTCCGCAAAGCAAAGAAATCATCAGGCCAGAAAGACGCTGTACTCTGGTGCAGTGATGATTTTGAAGCGGCAAATGCAACACTGGATTATCTTCTGATTAAATCCGGTGCGAAGCTGAAAGATTATTTCAAAGCTGTCGCTACTAATTTCCCTGTCGTTAACGAGCTGCCGCCGGAAGGCGAACTGAGCCTCACTTTCTGCGATTACTATCAACTCGCTAAAGACAATATGACCTGGACGCAAATCCCCGGCGTCACCCTGCCATCATCTGAAGCCGCCGCCGCGGCGCGCCAGCATATCGTCGATGGTGTTGATACCGAAACAGGCGAAGTGCTGGAAGACCACACCGAAAATTTTGGTAACGAAAGCAACAGCCCTGCCCAGGCAACAGCCCCAGCCCCCGAGCTGACTGTTGTCGCAACTATGCCTCTCCGTCACCGCGTTCTTGCTCAGTACATAGGTGAAGGTGAGTATCTTTATCACGTCGACGCCTCCCAGAAAAAAGAAATTCTGCGTCTCGAAATGGACACCGATAATTCATATGTCCAGAACCTGATACTCGCCGCAGAAAATGTAGAGCCGTTCAAAAAAAGCTATCGAGCACGATATTCACAAAGCAGTGAATGCGTATAAACAGGTATTTCCTGTCGATGGAAAAGTGCCTGAGTTATGCACCACTATTAAGTTTTTTAAGGAATGGTTCAGTGCTGAACACATTAACCGCGGCCTGCTGGTTAAGGAATGGGCTGAACGCCTGAAGAATAAACCTGCACCCGTTAAAAAAACCGGGCCACATAAAGTAATTGTCGACGACGTAAATAAGCCAGAGCGTCCACGCCGTAGCGAAAAACCGACACACAGAACGATTAACTATGAGCTCGCCTGTGGTTTCTGTGAGGAGCTGGATCTGAATAACCTGCGTCCTGCAATGGATTTTGCAAAACGTATCATCGCCGAAGACCGGGAAGACTGGAAGCGAATGTCGATGACAGTGGGCATTATCCCCGACATCAAAGGCTACGACCGACAGACCATTATTGACCTGGTACGCAAAGCGCCAAAGGCCGTACATAACGGTAATCCTGATCTTCGCCGGACGTGGTGCGAAAGCTTTCTTGCCGTTCATGGTGTTCGCGATCCGGACTGGTACGCATATGCGCCTGATAACACCCCAACAACCCATGAAGAAAATGCGGCAAGGCTTCGTCAGGCGGGTAAATGTCTGCGGGATATTGAGGCAGGGAGATTTCAGTGTGATGAAGAAAAACCACAACCGGCAGGCGAACTGGCAGATGAACCAGCAACGCCTGAAGCAGTGGAACAGGACACAACTGAACATCATCCGGACCCGCAGCCGCTGGAGAATGAGCCACCTGTAAGCCAGACAGAAGCAGGCTACCAGAAAATACGGGCAGAACTGTACGAAGCACGTAAAAACATTCCACCCAAAAGCCCGGTTGATGTTGGTAAACAACTGGCAGCCGCACGCGGTGAATACGTCGAGGGCATCAGCGACCCGAACGACCCAAAATGGGTGAAGACCGGGACAAGCCAGCCGACCACCGAACCTGAACTGGTTAAAAATGTTGGCAACGGTATTTTCGACGTGTCCGCTTTAATGCAGAACTCATCAACTCATGGCACAGAAACGAATCCGGAGACCACCAGCAATGTGCAGGTTCAAAAAGCTGACAGTGATGAAAAACAGGCTGGTGATGCGGTGCAGGCAGGCGAAGGCGATCTGGGTACTGGTAAAGAAGCAGTTACCGTAGAGAACCAGAATCAGGCTGAGACGCACCAGAACAACGATTCTGTGAGCCAATCTGAACCTGAGGCGCAACAAAACGTACCGGAATCGCAACAAGAAGAGCCAGAAGCAGCCTGGCCGGAATACTTCGAGCCGGGCCGCTATGAAGGTGTACCAAACGAGGTTTACCACGCCGCCAACGGGATCAGCTCAACTCAGGTGAAAGATGCTCGCGTGTCGCTGATGTACTTTAACGCGCGTCACGTAGAGAAGACTATCGTCAAAGAGCGCTCTCCAGTGCTTGATATGGGCAACCTGGTACATGTTCTGGCTCTACAGCCGGAAAACCTCGAAGCGGAGTTCAGCGTAGAGCCGGAGATCCCTGAGGGTGCTTTCACCACCACCGCCACCCTGCGCGAGTTCATCGACGCGCACAACGCCAGCCTGCCAGCGCTGCTGAGTGCTGACGATATCAAAGCGCTGCTGGAAGAGTACAACGCCACCCTGCCGTCGCAGATGCCGCTTGGAGCTTCGGTAGATGAAACCTATGCATCGTATGAGCAGCTTCCCGAAGAATTCCAGCGCATTGAAAACGGCACCAAACATACAGCCACGGCGATGAAAGCCTGCATCAAAGAGTACAACGCCACCCTGCCCGCGCCGGTTAAAACCAGCGGCAGCCGTGACGCGCTGCTGGAGCAACTGGCAATAATCAACCCTGACCTGGTCGCTCAGGAAGCGCAAAAATCGTCGCCGTTGAAAGTCTCTGGCACGAAGGCCGATCTGATTCAGGCCGTGAAATCAGTCAACCCGGCAGTGGTATTCGCCGACGAATTGCTGGATGCGTGGCGGGAGAACACCGAAGGGAAAGTGCTGGTCACCCGCCAACAGCTCAGCACCGCGCTGAACATTCAGAAAGCCCTGCTGGAGCACCCGACCGCCGGCAAATTGCTGACTCACCCAAGCCGCGCTGTCGAGGTTAGCTATTTTGGGATTGATGAGGAAACCGGGTTAGAAGTTCGGGTACGCCCTGACCTTGAGCTCGATATGGGCGGCCTGCGCATTGGCGCCGACCTGAAAACTATTAGCATGTGGAACATCAAGCAGGAAGGCCTGCGTGCGAAGTTGCACCGGGAAATCATCGATCGGGACTATCACCTGAGCGCGGCCATGTACTGCGAAACTGCGGCGCTGGACCAGTTTTTCTGGATTTTCGTCAACAAAGACGAGAACTACCACTGGGTCGCCATCATTGAGGCGTCTACCGAGTTGCTGGAACTTGGCATGCTGGAATACCGCAAAACAATGCGAGAGATAGCAAACGGCTTCGACACTGGTGAATGGTCAGCGCCTATCACAGAAGACTACACCGACGAACTGAACGATTTTGATGTGCGCCGCCTTGAAGCGTTGCGCGTACAGGCATAAGGGGAAAATCATGGAAAACACAAATATTGTTACCACTGAGCAGCAGGCACCAAACACCATTTCTGCCAGTAACGCAATTTTTAACGTTCAGGCACTGGGTCAGTTAACAGCTTTCGCTAACCTGATGGCAGACTCACAGGTGACGGTACCGGCACACCTTGCAGGGAAACCAGCCGACTGTATGGCTATCGTCATGCAGGCTATGCAATGGGGATGGGGCATGAACCCTCTGCTCACACACCTGAATGTTCTTGGTTACGAGGCACAACTGGTCAACGCAGTAATCGCAAGCTCCAGTGCCATTCATGGCCGTTTTCATTACCGCTATGGGGGTGACTGGGAGCGCTGCACCAGGACACAGGAAATCACACGCGACGGTAAAAATGGGAAGTACACCGTCACTGAGCGCGTTCGTGGCTGGACGGATGAGGACGAGATCGGCCTGTTCGTTCAGGTTGGTGCCATTCTGCGAGGTGAATCTGAAATCACCTGGGGAGAACCTCTTTACCTCTCCGGCGTTGTTACCCGCAATTCTCCGCTATGGGTTTCAAACCCTAAACAGCAAATTGCCTATCTGGGCGTTAAATATTGGGCTCGCCTGTACTGCCCGGAAGTGATCCTCGGCGTGTACAGCCCTGATGAGGTTGAGCAACGAGAAGAACGCGAGATTAACCCTGCTCCAGTCCAGCGCATGAGCGTACAGGAAATCACCAGCGAGGTTAGCACCAGGACCAGCGCGCAGGAGTCGGCAGCTAACGTTGATGCTGTTGCCGACGATCTTCGCGAACGCATTGATACAGCAAGTTCCGTTGATCAGGCAAAAGCAATCCGTGCGGATATCGAATCACAGAAAGCGTTGCTGGGTACTGCGCTGTTCACCGAATTAAAAAACAAAGCAGTGAAGCGCTATTACCAGGTCAATGCACAGAACAAAGTCGAGGCAGTGATCAACTCAATTCCAAACCCTGGCGAACCGGAAGCCGCAGAGATGTTTGCTAAAGCTGAAAGCACGCTTGGCGCTGCTAAACGTCATCTTGGCGACGAACTGCACGATAAGTACCGCGTCCCCTGGACGATATGAAACCGGAATACATCGGCTAATTGCATCGGGAGGGGTTACGCCCTCCCGCCTGAGGAGGTTTTATGCGCCTTATAAATCGCAGTAAGCAATCGCCATTGGGCCGTCGCGCATGTGATGTTGCACTGGCGGCGCATCATGAAAAGTTCGGCGATTACGGCAGACAAAAGCACGTTACCAATTACACCGTTGTAGTGGATGGCGTAAAGGTGCCTGTTGAAGTAGTTAACCGGGCCACCAGCTACGTAGCCACCGCAATGATCGGCGTCCGGAAACTTAGAAATCTGCCAGCACAGGCAAACTGAATATTAGCGATGGCCCGCTGCGGGGCCACTGGAGAAAACGATGAGCAACATTATCCAACTGACGCCAAACAAGTGGGTTAGCGAAAAAGTTCTGATTGCGGTTACCGGGCTTAAGCCCGGAACCATTACCCGCGCCAGAAAAGAATCCTGGATGCTGGGCCGCGAGTACCTGCACATTTCACCAGACGGAAATCCGAAGCCTTCGAGCGAATGCATATACAACAGAGAAGCCGTTGATCAGTGGATCGAGGCGCAGAAAAAAATCAACCAGGTGCGAAGACAACATGAAAAGCAGTACACTCGTCAATGCTCCTGGACGTCAGGAGGGATTAATGGCTAATGCATCATACCCGACAGGCGTCGAAAACCACGGCGGTTCGCTCCGCATCTGGTTTCTGTATAAAGGTAAACGTGTCAGGGAAAACCTTGGTATCCCTGACACTGCAAAAAATCGCAAGATAGCTGGCGAACTGCGTTCTTCGGTTTGTTTTGCGATAAGGATGGGGAATTTTAACTATGTGGAAAAATTCCCAAACTCACCGAACCTTGCCCGGTTCGGTCAGGATAGAAAGGAAATTACTGTGCTGGAGCTTACCGAAAGATGGTCCGAGCTGAAGAGAATGGAGATCAGCTCTAATACCATGAGTAGGTACGAATCTATCATAAAAAACATGCTTCCACTCATCGGCGAAAACAAAATGGTTTCTGCGGTGACTACTGAGGATTTGCTGTATGTCAGGAAGGAGTTGCTGACGGGCTTTCAGGTAATGAAGAAGGATCACCGGACTCAGGTTAAAGGCCGGAAATCGTCCACAGTGAATAATTACATGATGCTGATGGCCGAGATCTTCCAGTTTGGAACAGATAACGGCTATGCAAAGGAAAACCCGTTTAGCGGAATTAACCGTCTCAAGAAAGCGAAAGGGGAACCAGATCCACTCACGACAGACGAGTTCATCAGGTTTATCCAGGCATGCGGACACCAGCAGATGAGAAATCTCTGGTCACTGGCAGTCTATACCGGAATGAGGCATGGGGAGTTGTGCGGTCTGGCCTGGGAAGATATCGATCTGCATGCCGGGACGATCATTGTGAAGCGCAACCTTACCCAGACGGATGAGTTCACCCTGCCAAAAACCGACGCAGGTACTGACAGGGTGATATATCTCATTCAACCAGCTATTGATGCCCTGAGGAATCAGGCCCAGTTGACACGCCTTGGCCGGCAGTTTGAGGTTGAAGTGAAGTTGCGGGAATATGGACAATCTGTCATTCAGCCCTGCACGTTCGTATTCAGCCCTCAATGCGTCAAACGTGGACCTCGCACAGGATATCACTACGCGGTTAATTCCATTAATAAAATTTGGGCCCCGATAATCAAGCGTGCCGGCATTCGTTACCGTAACGCGTATCAGTCACGACATACCTATGCATGCTGGTCATTATCAGCTGGTGCTAACCCAAACTTTATAGCAACGCAGATGGGGCATACCGATGCACAGATGGTTTACAAGGTGTATGGAAAGTGGATGTCAGAGAAGAGCGCAGAACAGGTTTCTCTGCTCAACCAGGCACTTTCCCGCTATGCCCCATCACTGCCCCAAAGCATGATAGCAGCGCAGTAG